TAAGATAGTTCCTTTATTACCATTGTCTAAAGTAACATTACCTGAGAAATCAATTTTGATGGCTTTTTCATTGTTGGCATCATAAGGAAACAATACCCAATCCTTCTGCTTACCACTACCATTGTTTGACATTTTGTCCTCCATTTTTTTTTATGTTTGTTTGTTGTAATTCAAAAGATTTTTCTATTGAATCATTCTCTTTTTTCCAATTAGAATATAAAGCAGTTAGTTTAGTTTCTGTTGTCTGCTTTTTTATTTCATCCTTAATTGAAACTGATTTAGTTGTACCTTGATTATTCAAAGCATTTACTAATTCTTCCGCACTAGCATATTCTGAACCTGATAGACCGAATGCTGCTATACATCTTCCAAGTGCCGAACTACTACAGTTCTCTAATGCACTTGTTTTGTTAATAAAGTTTGCGTTTCTATGTTCTTCTGCATGACCTACTGCATAAATAGTTTCACCTATATGTAATTCAGTTTTGACAACTACTCTTTCATTATCATGGAAAAGTATTTCTTCATTAAATCTAGCTTCAGGAAAGTATTGCAAAAGATGTCTATGTCTTTCGTTTACAGTAGAATATTTTTTTCCTTTAATATCTACTGTCGGAATATCTTTAGATTTCATAAGACATTCTTTGCGTCTTTCCTTAAATCCGCCTTTACTTTTTTCTTCTGTTTGTGGTTTTAGTTTCATTATCCTTCCTTTGTTGTAGTTTTTGATTTTGTTTTACCTGGTCTATATCTTTTTGTACTTTAGATTCTAAATAGCTTTGGTTTTTTGCAACCATCTTTTCACCAAGTTGGTAGTCATCTATTTGTTTTTTAAGTTTTGTAATTTCTTCATCTCTTGCAAGTAACATCTGAGAATATCTTTTTAGTTCTTGCTTTTGGTTTCTGTTTTCAGTTTGTAATTGTGCAAACTTACTTAATATTTCTTGACTCATTTTTTCCCCTTTAAAATAAAACAGGCAATATGTCTTCCAGTGCCTTTGCCTTCTGATTTATCTTCTGTTGCTAACCATTTTACATCACCAAGATTTCTTATTTCAGCACCTGCTTTAACCATCATTAAAATCCATTTATCTATAGGAAATACAAACACTATATTTTTCCCTTTTTCTTGTTCAGCTATTGCTTTTCTTACCCATGCAGTTGCACCTTTTTTCTTTCCTTGATGAATTATAGAACCAAATGGAGGATTTACATAATTAGATTTACCCCATTCACAAGTTAAACCATCAAAATTTTCTGGTTTTGGATATGGACAAGGATCAAAGTCAAATTTAAATTCTTCATTTAATTTTTTCATTAAATAATCAGGTGTTAGCCAATAATGTTTACCATCAACACTATTACCCTTATGAAATTTATTTTCATTTGGTTTTAAATTTTTCATTTCTTTCCTTTTATTACTTCTTCAATCGTTAATTTTTCAGTAATTAAATCTTGTAGTGCTTGACCTACCAACCCACCGAAGATCATTTTTAAGTTTGCAGGGAGCTTTTTTCGTTCAGCAGCAGTTAAAACATTATAGTTATAATGCCACTGGTCTATGTTCATATTGAGCTGCGATGGGGATAGGTGATCGGCAGTGAAAGTTCCTCCTTCTTCTTTCTTCTTCCACTCTTTTCCGATTTGTTTAAGCATAAAGTATCTCCTTAATATAGATTAGAACAAAAATAGTCAATATTGTGTATAAATAAAATTCAATTTGTGGGTTTATATTCATTGTCGAATACTACAGTTGCATTGAAACTAAATGAGATTCTTTCGTCATCTTTGTCAGATTTAAAAGGATATACAGAGTGCATTAAATAATTAGGAAATAAAAACCATTGGCGAACCTCTGGATTGATTCGGTGTCTGCTATCAGAAAACATATTTTCAGAACCTTCAGAAAACTCTATTTGACCGCTAAAATCGTTATGTGCTTTTGCGTTGTCAGTTGATTTCATAGACTCAGGTAACTCTAAATAACCAACACAGCTTAAAGTATAATTACCTTTGACATATTCAGAGTGGTTGTGCATAGGGTTATAATCGCCAGATTTTTGTATTACATACCAAGCAGAATTAATTAAAATATTTTTTATCTTATCATGTTTAAAATGAGCATTTGTATAAGAAACCATAATCGGATCAAAGAAAGCTCTTTTCCATTTTAATAAAACCTCTGGAGTAATTAAGTATTCTTCTTTTACTGCACCAACTAATCTTTGACTCCAATCATGGTCTTTTTGTTTTTGTTTGTCTTCTCTAATCTTTTTTAAATCCTCTTTGAAATCTTTTAATAGTTCTAAAGGCAGTGTTGACTTTGCTAAGGTAGAACCAAAAGGTTTAAATAATTTAAAATTTATCTTGTCTGACATCTTCCTCCATTGGTGTTAGTTCATTTATTTCAATTTTATATGCAGCAGGTCTATCAAAAAATCCAAAGTTACTAAGTTTCTCAGGTGGTAAATCATCTTTATATAAAAACCAACCTTTTATTGTAAAATTATAATCTTTGTCGTTGTCTTTAATTATTAAAAAATACTTTCCTTTTTTTTCTCCAGGTCTAATAAGCAAAAAATTATATGATTTTTTGTCTTGTGTTCTAATTTCTATATTGTTTTGAAAATCGGACTCAGAATAAAATTCATTGTTGTCAGTATAAGAACCATTAAAATAACTATTTGTGGCTTTTGCATATACGATTTCTCCCATAGCACCTAAGAAACCATCATATAATTGGTTCTTTAAATTTTTATTATAACCATAGGAAAAACCTTTGTTCATTCTTACATTACCAATAAACCTTCTTTGAGCTGTTGTATAAGCTAATTCAACATCATTAGAGTCTAAAGTTATTTTCATATCCAATCTATAGTAGGTTTACCATTGTAATTAACATCATAAATAAACCAACCAAAAGCCATAAGACCACCTGCTAATTTTTGCGTTGATTCTTTTTTAAATGGTACTCTCCTTGTAAAAATTAAAACTTTTTCTAATTTATTTTTATTAAATATAAGTTCTCTCCTTTTGACACCTTCTAAATAAGATATTTTAGAAAGCATAACAACTTTATGTTTTGCCAATTCAAATGCTTTTAATGTAAATTCTGTTGCTAAATTAAATGGAGGATTTGTAACAATGTTATCAACTTTTTTATTTGATTGTAAAAAGTCTATTCCAACTTCTCCATAACCTCTGTCAATTAAATCTGAACTATAAACATTATAACCTTGTTCAATCATTACTTTAGACATAGCACCATTACCACAAGCACACTCCCAAATATCACCTTGAAACTTTTGTCTATTCAATAATGATTTTGTTGCAGATTCTGGTGTTGGGTAAAAATCATCTTTTTCTCTGTCACCTCTCTCATTATGTCCAACATAAGCTAACGCACTACTTTTCTTCATATTTTATTCTTCTCCTTTCTTCTAGTTCGTTTTGCCTTTTTTCGTATTGCTCCATAGTTTCGCCAGAAAAATATTGAAACCAACATTCAGCACAATAATCTTTTCCTTTCTCTACTACGTCAGCTTTCATTTTGCATTTAATACAAGTTCGCATATCTCCATAAATATTCATTCATTTGTTTCGGCTGCTATTATAGCTTTTCCGATTTCTCTTGCGATTTGGGGAACGATTGAGTTTCCAAGTGCTTTGATTCTGTCTTTTCTAAATCTGTCCACCCTTTCGGATAACCCATGAGGAATTCTACGAATTCTGGATTCAAAGTTCCACCAGGAGTCTTGTCCAAATGGTGCATTACATCTTGAAGTCTTGCTCCATAAGTCATGTGAGGTTTGTTCTTCTTCCGCAGAATAAAACCTCCAGAGCTCACTTGCTCTACTCTGGTTGGTTGAGGAGTATTGATATTCGTTGCATTTGGTGTTGGGTACATTTGACGAACTGCCATTGTTAATGGTGTTCCTCCTTGTTTGTATTTTTTTGTCCTTTCCGATACTGAGTCTGTCGTTGGAGTTGGCAACAATCCAGATTCTTTCTCTTTTGTGCCAAGCACCTTGTGAACTAGCTGAAATATTAAAACATTGGACTTCGAAATTTTCGGCTTCCAACCCTTCAATAATTTCTTTGAGGATTGTTCCATTTGAGATGTTAATAAGGTTCTGCACATTTTCACCAATAATCCATCTGGGTTTAACCTCTTTAATGACTCTAAGCATTTCTGGGAATAAGAATCTATCGTCATCTTTTCCTTTTTGTTTTCCTGCGATACTAATTGATTGACATGGGAAACCCCCACAAACGACATCTGCTTTAATTTCTTTTCCATTTATACTCCTTACATCATCTATTATTGGAACATTTGACCAATGTTTTTTTAATACATTTTGACAAAATTTATCTTTTTCACAAAAGGCAATAGTTTCAAATTGACCTAAAGATTCTAAGCCAAGACTAAATCCACCAATACCACTGAAAAGGTCTAAAACCTTTAATTTAGTTTGTTGCATAATAAAAAATCAATAATGCAATCTCTACTGCTATAATTGTTTCAAGCATAATAATTTATCCTTTCCTTTAAAGTTCTTATATCTATTAAAATATACCCCATTACAAGCCATAGAACCCTTTAGAATTGATATTAGCATCTTTTCCTTAAGATCCTCTAACTGTTGTTTAGTTAAGGGTTTTATGTCTTCTTTTTTCAATTTGTTCCTTAAGTTCTTTCCTCTTTCTAGTCCAGATTTTTTTGAAATCATGTGGACAATTCTTAACCATATAATCAAGATTATCAAGCCTTCTTTGGTCTTGTGCTTTTACATAGTCAAAAATATAAGGGAGTCCAAATTTATTCCTTGTCATTATGCACCTTGTTTAATGTCGTATAATGAACCATCTGCATTGATAACATCATAACCTTGTTTTTGAATATTATATAATAACTCATCAAATCCATGTTTTGCCATGATATGAGAATATCCACTGTCATTATATTTTAAAAAGAAAAATTTTCCTTCTTTGCAAAATTTAACTTCATCAACACATATTGTTGGTAATACAAACTTTTTCATTATTATATTCCTTTTGGTTGTCTTAGTTTTGGTGTTCCATAGTCATGTGTGTTTTTCCAATTAGGATCTGCAAACAACATTTCTGCTCTTTCTTCACTCATAATGTATTGTTTGTTATCAACTAAATTTAACACAATAAATGGATTTTTTCTTGCTTTAGGTCTATATCCACAAAGAGTGTATCTTCTTTGACCTTGAGATGTTTTTATTTCTGCAATCTTTTTTGAGTCTAAAGGTTTCATCCAACTTTTGTTGTTTTCTCTCATCCTCAAATGATAATCTAATGCTTTTTCTTCTTTGCTTTTTGCATTAGGTAAAGACACCTCCAACTTCATTGTAAAGGTGTCATCATCGTAAGTTGCATTTCCAAACTTAACATTAAAATTAAGTTTTTCTTTATCTATAATTGATTGAAGTTTATTTCTTACTTTATCAATATATTTAGGTGTTATTTTATCTGTTGTCATTATCCCTCCTTTTTTTGTTTTTGTATGACATCAACAATTTTACCTAATAAGGTAAGTTGTCTTTTCATTTCTTTCTGTCCTTCTGCATTTAATTTAGAATATAAATCCAAATATAAAGGCAGTTGAACCTCCCAACTATTTTCTATATTTATTTTTTTTATTTGTTCTTTGTTCATTTTCTCTCCTTTGTTAAGCTATTAAAATAATCCTCTGGTAATTCCAGAGTTTCTTCCTCTGTCTGTCTTATTGGCTTAGATACTTTTGGCATAAGTCCAAGTTCATCGAAACCAATAAAACCAAACATCTTACGATCTTTGAAGGTCTTGCTAAAAAGATTGAATAAATTAAAATCTTTATTTTTCATTATTGTTACCCCAATTTAAAACATCTTTTTTTTTGCAATCTTTCTCATCAATCCATTTAATAAAGTCATGATAAAGACTAAACTTTGAAGTGTTATCTTTCTTACATAATGTATTTAAAGTAACAGATTTGAAATGATCTCCATAACCATATTGAAATGGAAGTTTAGTCATTTCATTATTTTCTAAATTTGTTACTTGAACAGAAAAATAAGTATTTCCATTTACTTTATCTCTCCATTTTTTTGAGTGTGCTATATATTTAATCATGTTTCTTTCCTTTGTTGATTTGTTAAACATACTAAATTTATATAACTTTTGTTCTATAATGCAAGTGTTAAAAGCTAAGAGTGAATAAAAATATATGTTCGCTAAATGTTCTTATTGATTACCCAAAATTTGACATATAAAGAGGTCTAGCAAGGAAGGAATAAAAGAAGATGGAAAAAGTCAAAAAAGGGTTCGCCATGATCCCAAACCAACTCA